CGCGCACACGTTCACAAGCTGCTTTTGATTCGTTAATTTTACTTCAAGAATCACGTGAACCTATTGATATTCAAACAGGGTTAAAACAATATAGTAATATGCTAATTAGCAATATTACTGTTACACAAAATAAGGATACATCACGTGCTATATTTTTTACTGCCAAATTAACAGAAGTTATTATTACCAGTACAGAAGTTATAGATTTTCCTAAAGATTCTTTAGAAGCAGATGTTACACAACAGCAGGGATCTAGCCCTATAGATGAAGGGCAAAAACAGGCCACTGATGCAGGTGGGAATAAAAGTATTTTAAAAAGTGTTACTGATAGTTTTGGGGGTTTATTTTAATGGAAGTTATACCACTATCACAAAATTATTCTTCAGTGTTTACTATTGATATTGACGGTGAAACTTACACTTTTGTAACTTCATATAATTCACGTTTTGGTAATTGGTCTTTTAATATTGCTAAAAATGAAATAGAAATTATAACAGGTGTAAGTATGGTTTTAGGAACTGACATAGTGGGACAATTTAATTTAGGGATTGATGTTTTGTTTATGGCTGATCTTGAACAAACTAATTTAGATGCTTCAGCTTTTGATTTAGGTACACGTGTAGTATTAGTACACGCCACACAAGAAGAGATTGAAAATGCCATTGCAGTATAAAAGACAATATGAACTTTTAATAGGTGCAGCTGAAACAGGTGTACGCATTGTAGATATGCGAATAAAATTTGAAATAACAAAAGACTTAACAGGGTATCCAAACCTAGCAAAAATAGATATATTTAATTTGTCTAAAGAAACACGTGCAAAAATAGAAACAGAATTTGATTCAGTTATTTTTAATGCTGGGTATGTAGACAATGTAAGATTACTTTTTAAAGGTGAGATAAGAAACGTAACTCATTTAAAACAGGGAGTAGATACCATAACTACTTTATTTGCTTATAGTGGTGCTAAAGATTTTGATACTGCAAAAGTAAATATTTCTTTTAAAGAAGGAACAAAAGTAAAAAATATAGTGGAGCATGTTATAGGTTCTTTTAAAGATGTTTCACACGGAATAATAGAAGGGTTAGATGATTTAGGTGATAAACTTCAAGGTGTAACATTGAGTGGTTCATCAAAGGACATAATGGATAACTTAGCTTCAGAAAATAATTTTGAATGGTCTATAAATGATGGTGTAATAGATGTTATACCCAATGATAAAACAATAGATAAAACTTTTGTTATAAATGGTGTTACTGGGATGTTAGGTAGTCCCACCATCACTGAAATAGGTGCTGATGTAAAATCTTTATTGAACCCTGAATATATCCCTAATGGTAAAATTAAAATTGAATCTTTAACACAGGCTGTTTCTTTGGGCGATTTAAATTTCAGAAACATAAATAAAACAATTGGTGAAGGGCTATATAAAATTCAAAAAGTAACCCATGTTGGTGATACCCATGAAAATCAATGGGATTCTACTATAGTAGGTGTAAGGTTATGAACATTGCAAAGCCCGGATTACCTTCATTAGAAGCATTAGCACAGCAGTCAGTTACTAATGCTTTAAAAGATCTACATACTGTCATGCCCGGTTTTATTGATAGTTTTGATCCTGTCACGCAAACATGTTCTGTACAGCCAGCTATTCAAAGAGTTTTTGTAGGTGAAGAACCAATTAATTTACCTGTGCTAATTAACGTGCCAGTATCTTTTCCTTCAGCAGGTGGTATAAGTATTACACTCCCAGTTAAACAAGGGGATGAATGCATAGTTATGTTTAGTGAAAGGTCTTTAGATAACTGGTTAAAGTTTGGTGAATTAAGACCACCTAATGATAGACGGTTTCATGATCTTTCTGATGGTATAGTTTTAATGGGATTAAAAAGTAATCCTAAAGCCATTGCTAATTATGATCCTGATAATTTAGTAATTCGTAAAGATGATGAATCAGTAAGTTTAACAGTTACACCTACTTCAATTGATGTAATTGGTGATTTTAACGTAGACGGTGAAATTAGCTGTACTGGCACAGTTACTGCTGATGTAGATGTAGTGGGTGGGGGCATAAGTTTAAAAAATCATACCCACCCTTATACTTGGACTGATCCGGGTGGCTCAGGAAGTACATCACCCCCCAGTTAATAAAGGTTTGAATTATGGCGATAAGCAGAGCATTAAATAGTAACAATGATATATTTGTTTTAAATGGTAGGTTTGCTGTAGTGAGTGAAGGTGCAGAAACTGTACAGCATTTAAGAACAAGATTAAGATTCTTTTTAGGTGAGTGGTTTTTAGATATCACTGAAGGGGTTCCTTATTTTCAACAGATTTTAAAAAAGCCTTTTGATATAGCTAAAGTAGAAACACTTTTAAAATCAGAAATATTAAATACACCCAACATAAAAAATTTAACACGATTTGAATCATCCTTTAATGGTGATACAAGAAAATTAACAATTAACTTTGATGCTGAAACTACTTTCGGCCTAATTGAAGGGGTAACAATAAATGCCTAATGGTTTATTAATTACAGGCTTTAGCCGAAAAAGATTAGACCAGCTTCTTACTGAATTAAATGATGAAGTAAAAGCTATTTTTGGTGATAATCTTAACCTAGATCCACAAAGCCCTGATGGTCAAATTAATGGGGTAATTGCTGAGTCACAGGCTAATTTATGGGAAATTGCAGAAGAAGTACACAATGCGTTTAACCCTTCAGCTTCTACAGGAGCTTCACTTTCTAACCTAGTACAATTAAATGGTATTACTAGAAAAGCTGCAACTTTTTCGACAGTAGCAATTGATGTTACTGGAACTAATACAACCATTATAACTGCTGGAAGTTTAATTTCTACTTCAGATACTAATTCACAATTTGTTATTGATGCAGATATAACCATAGCAGCAGGTGTAGGATCTGGTACAGCTACAGCAAGTGTAACAGGAGCAATTAGCGCAGTGGCCGGAACAGTCACAGTTATTGATACACCAGTAGCAGGGTGGGACACTGTTACTAATGCTGCTGATGCTACTGAAGGTGAAGATGAAGAATCTGATGCAGAATTAAGAGTAAGAAGGAATTTATCTTTTGGTTCTGGATCAATAACACAAATTGATTCTTTATTATCTGAAATTTTAAATATAGTTACTGTAACTGAAGCTATTGTTTATGAAAATGATACTACTGCTACTGATCCAAATGGTATACCCCCACACTCTGTAGCAGCTGTAGTAGAAGGTGGAACTGATGCAGAAGTAGCACAGGCTATTTTTAATAAAAAGTCTGCTGGTATAGGTACTGATGGAACTACAGCAATAGTGGTGGCAGACTCACAAAGTATTAATCACACAATTAATTTTAGAAGGCCAACATTAATACCCATATATGTGGAAGTTACTATTACACAGTTGACGGGATACCCGGCTACAGGTGATGATCAAATTAAACAGGCCATAGTTGATTATGCTAATGGTAATTTGATAGAAGGTAAAGGTTATGGTATTTCAGATGATGTAATTTATTCTGAACTTTATATCCCGATCAATTCAATACCGGGTGTGCAAGTAGATGATTTAACACTAGACATAGTTACACCACCAGTATTAAGAGTAAACACTGTTATAGATGTTTTTGAAAAATCTGATTTTGATACTTCACGGATTACAATAGTATGATAGATCATGCAGACTTAGCAGAAAGCAGATTAGTTACACAGTTTAAAGAAGCTGTAAATTTAATTGCTTTTATTCGGGCCATGCTTAAAGGTTCTGATGATCTTGAAGCTGTATATACTGATTTATTAAATGAAAGATGGATAGATACAGCTATAGGAACTCAATTAGATGTATTGGGTGAAATAGTAGGTATACCACGGCCTTTAATTTTAGATACATCAATTACATTTTTTGGTTTTCAAGGTGTGCTGGGTGTTGGTGCTTTTGGTGATACAGGTGATCCTTCATTAGGTGGAATATTCAGGGATGAAACTGCTGCTGGTGCAGGTAATATACCTGTATCAGATGAACAGTATAGAGTTATTATTAGGGCACAAATAATAAAAAATACAGCTACAGGAACTATAGAAGAAATAATTCTTTCTGCTAACGCCCTGTTAAATGTTGATCAGGTTATTATAGTTGAAGTTATAAGTGCTGTAGATAATGAAATAGAAATAAGCTTTGATAGATCTTTAAATGCTAATGAAGTTTTACTTTTAACAGAATTAGATCTAGTACCTAAAGCAGCTGGTGTTAGATTAACATATGTACCTTAAGAGGATTTTTTAAAATGGCAATAGCAAAACCAAACATATTTTATGCATGGGCTGAAACAGGATCTGTTACTGATCCGGGTACAGCAAAAACACAGGCCGGATGGACTTCTGAAATTCCTACATTCCAAAATTTTAATTGGATTTTAAATAGGCAAGATGTTTTTAATAAACATGTTAACGAACGTGGTATTTCTGAATGGGATTCTTCTACACCATATATTATAGGAAGCTTAGTAACAGGTTCTGATGGATCTGTTTATAAGTCTTTAACTGATCCCAATACTGCAAATAATCCAGTGGGTGATGGTGGGGTTTTACATGCTAATACAAATTGGATTTTAAACAGTGTAGATAACAGGTGGTTTGATTATGGTAATGTACCTACTTACTATTCAAGTACATCAGTAGAACTTGTGGGTGTAGACTTAACAGCTAGATACCCACGAGGAACACGTGTAAAAATAAGTGGCCCGGCTACAGGTATTATTTATGCGGATGTAAACACTGCTTTTTTCTTATCAGGTAATACTCGATTAGCTTTGACTATTGATAATAATGCTTCAGTTGTTAA